GCTCTGCGTATGAATGGCCGTAATTGGAAGTTGGGTTAAGCCGATGGGTAAGGGCCGCAAGCCGACGCCTAAACAGATCCTTAGCCTGCGTGGCTCCCGCATTCGCGGGCCCCACGCGACCGGCATCGAGGCCCCGCCTGGCGTCCCGCCGGCCCCGGCCTGGCTGTCCGAGGTCGCCCGTTCCGAGTGGGAGCGGATCGTGCCAATGCTCGAGGCGTCCAAGGTCATGAGCCCCAGGCATCAGCAGACACTCGCGGCGTACTGCGACTCGTTCGCCGACATGGTTCAGGCGGACCAGGAGCTCAAGGCCAACGGCACCACGCTGATGGACGACAAGGGTAGGGTGAGCAATCACCCGGCGTGGAACCGGAAGCGGGATGCACGGAACCAGATGCTGAAGTTCGCGTCGGAGTTCGGGCTGACTGCATCCGCACTGTCGAGGGTGTCTGCCGTTGACCAAGGCCCGCAAGAAAACGACGACGACGCCCGCATGTTTGCTTGACGCCAAGGCGGCCGACATTGCGATCCGGTTCTTCGAGGAGAACCTGACGCACGCGAAAGGCGAGCTCGGTGGTAAAGCGTTCCTGCTCGAGCCGTGGCAGAAGGACTACGTCGGCCGTCTCTTCGGCACGATGAAAGGCGAGGTGCGGCAGTACCGCACGAGCCTGCTGGCGATCCCTCGCAAGAACGGCAAGAGCACGCTCTGCGCCGGAATCGCCCTCAAGCTGATGTTCGACGGTGAGCCGGGAGCCGAGATCTACTCGTGTGCCGCCGACCGCGACCAGGCCCGGCTCGTTTTCGAGATGGCGAAGGTCTGCGTCGAGAACTCGCCCAAGCTGCGGAGCCGGCTACGGGTGTTTCGCAATTCCATCGTGCGGGAGGACACGCACTCAACGTACAAGGCCCTGTCGTCGGAGGCGTTCACGAAGCACGGGCTGAACGCTCACGGGATTATTTTCGATGAGCTCCACGCCCAGCCCGACAGGGAATTATGGGATGTGATGACCACAAGTTCCGGTGCCAGAAGACAGCCGCTGTGCGTTGCATTGACCACGGCCGGCTACGACCGGAAGAGCATTTGCTGGGAGATCTGGCGATACGCCCTGGCCGTCCGCGACGGGGCGATCAAAGACCCCACCTTCCTGCCTGCGATCTACGCCGCCGACCCCGAGGACGACTGGACGAAGGAGGCGACCTGGCGAAAGGCCAACCCGAACCTGGGCGTCAGCGTGAAGCTCGACGACTTGCGGGTCCGGTGTAAGCGGGCCCAGGACATGCCGAGCGAGGAGAACACCTTCCGGCGGCTGCACCTGAACCAGTGGACGGAGCAGGACACGCGGTGGCTGCGGATGGAGCACTGGGCCCAGGGCAACAAGCCCTGCCCTGTGATGCTCGACGGCCGGGAGTGTTTCGCGGGCCTTGATCTCGCCAGCACGTTCGACACGACCTGTTTCTGCCTGCTGTTCCAGCTGGACGACGGCACCTTCTGGGTGGAGCCGCATTTCTGGATTCCAGAGACGAACATGCGGGACCGGGTCAAGCGGGACCGGGTTCCCTATGACCAGTGGGCGAAGGAAGGCCGGCTGCACCTGACGCACGGCAACGTGACCGACTTCGACCAGGTGCGGGCCGACATCATGACCCTGACGAAGAAATACAACGTCCGCCAGGTGGCGATCGACCGCTGGAACGCCACGCAGTTGGCGACGCAACTGCAAGGCGATGGCGTGAATGTCTTAGGTTTTGGGCAGGGCTACGGCTCGATGAGTTCGCCCGCCAAGCAACTCGAGGCCCTGGTCGTGGGCGGCAAGCTGCTCCACGGCGGGCATCCCGTCTTGGCGTGGCAGGCGTCGAACGTGGCGATTCAGCAGGACCACGCCGGAAACATCAAGCCCAGCAAGGCGAAGAGCAACGAGCGAATCGACGGCATCGTGGCGCTGACGATGGCCCTCGGCATCCACGCGACAGCAACCGCCCCGGCACCCGAGCAGAACTGGGACATCATCACGCTATGAGCGAGAACGCCGCCGCCGACTACAAGATGTTCGACCTCCGCGGCATTGATTGGCCCGAGGTGTCGTCGAGCCGCACGCCCTCAGGCATCCGGGTCAACGCCGACAACTCGATGGCGTGCTCGGCCTACACTGCCTGCATTCGGGTCATTTCTGACGCCGTGTCGGCCCTGCCCCTGCACGTTTACGAGCGGCTCGCCGATGGCGGCAAGGCCAAGGCACCGACGCATCCGGTGTACCGGCTGCTGCACATGCAGCCGAACCCGTGGCAGACGGCGCAGGAGTTCCGGGATTGGATGACCGGCATGTACCTGCACTACGGTGCCAGCTACGCCGAGATCCGGCCAGGTGCTCGAGGTGCCGTCTCAGAGTTGTGGCCGCTGCATAGCAGCCGGATGGAAGTTGAGCGGCTGGAAGACGGCACGCTGCGGTATCTGTACCGCGAGCCCAGCGGACGCCAGACCGTCTACTCGCAGTCGCAGATATTCGCCCTGCGGTTCACGACCGAAGACGGGATTCGGGCGATCCCGACCTACAGGATTTTCCAGAACGCTATCGGCCTGGCCCAGGCGTTGGAGGCCCACGGCAGCACCTACTTCGGCAACGGTGCCCGGCCCGGCATCGTGCTGGAGAGCGACAACCCGATTCCGGTGGAGGCGGCCGAGCGGCTCCGCGAGCAGTGGGAGCGGATGCACCGGGGCGCAGATCGTGCGTTCCGCACGGCTGTGCTGCCCAACGGCGTGAAGGCCCACGAGCTCAGCGGCAGCAACGAGGCGGCCCAGTTTCTAGAGACGCGGCAGTACCAGGTCATCGAGATTTGCCGGGCGTTCCGCGTGCCGCCCCACATGATTCAAGACCTGACCCGCAGCACGTACAGCAACATCGAGGTGCAGGGCACGGAGTTCGTGCAGCACTGCCTGCTGCCGCATCTGAAGCGGTGGGAAGCCGCGATCAGCCGCGACCTCATCGTGGACGATGAGACCTTCTTCGCGGAACACTCGGTAAGCGGCCTACTCCGGGGCGACCACACCAGCCGGGCGGCGTACTACGTCTCGGCCCTGCAGAACGGGTGGATGACGGTCAACGAGATTCGGGAACTAGAGAACCTCAATCCCATCGGGCCGGAAGGCGACAAGCACTTCGTGCAACTCAACATGACCACGCTCGACAAGGTGGGCGAAGAGCCGCCTGCAGCGGAGCCGATGCCCGAGCCGCCCGTCGAGGAAGAAGACACCCCGGCCGATGAAGCCGAGGATGAAGCCGAACAGGAGGAGCAGACCGATGGAAATTGAGCGCCGCGACTTCGCCTTTGAGGACGACAACGAGCTCGTCGTGGAAAGCCGGGCCGACGGGCGGACGTCCATCGTGGGTTACGCTGCCGTCTATAACCGGCTCTCGCTCGACCTGGGCGGGTTCCGCGAGGAGATCCTGCCGGGGGCGTTCGACAAGATTCTCGGCCGCCAGCGTGGCCGGCAGGACGTTGTGGCCCTGTTCAACCACGACAGCAACATCGTCCTGGGCCGCACGTCGAGTGGGACCCTGGAGCTCTCCAGCGACGACAAGGGGCTGCGGTACGTCGTGACGCCGCCCGTCAGCCGGGGCGACGTGCTCGAGCTCATCCAGCGGCGGGACGTCCGCGGCTCGTCGTTCGCCTTTACAGTGGACCCGAAGAACGAATCATTCCGCACCGGCGAGGACGGCAAGGCCGTGCGGCAGATCCGAGAGGTGAGCGGGCTGTATGACGTTGGGCCCGTTCTGGTGCCGGCGTACCCCGCCACCTCCGCTTCTGTTGCCATGCGTTCCTACGAAGCCTGGCTGGCGTCGCAGGCCCCGGCAGAGCCCGAGGTCGTTGCGGCTGTCGCGGCACGCTCGTTGGCCCGTGACGCCGCCGCGGCGTGGGTGCTGAGGCTCCGCAATGTCTGAAGCCCGCTGTACGTGTGGCGAGAGGTTGCGGTGCCGATCCAGCCGCCCATGCGGTGACGAGCGGCAGCGCTACCTCCGCTGTCCGCGGTGTGGCGCTCGTGCGGTGGCGTTTGTGAAAACAACACTTTCCGAGATTCGGTTCTGCAAGAGACCCACCAGGTAGTGGCACCGTGAACTCCATCGGCAATACCGCCGGCGGAGAAACCACGTGGACAACCTGAAGAAGCTGCAGGACGAGGCCGCAAAGCTGGCCGACCGGATCGACGCCGTGCGGGCGATCGAGGGCGATGCCGACAAGATCGCCGAGCGTGACCTTGAGCTCGAGACGCTGACGGCCGACGCCGCCAAGCTCGCCAAGAAGGTCGAGTTTGAGAAGTCGGTCGCCGAGTCGGCGAAGAGCCTGCGGGCGGTGGTTGACCGTTGCACCCCGGCCCCCGAGGTGCGTGCCGAAGAGCCGAAGACCCGGATCGAGGCGGTTCCGTTCCGTGGCAAGCTCAAGGCTTTCCGCTCGCACGAGGACGCCTTCAAGAGCGGCATGCAGCTGAAGGCCACGCTTCTCCGCGACGCCGACGCCA